GTTAAAAGAGGCCGCCCTTTACTGCAAGTGCAAAGGTTAAGGAATCCGCCTCAGACTCAAACGCAGACAGAACAACAACAAGACAGACAATTGTGGAAAATACAATGGACGCAGACACCGTGATCGCTGGATTGGCCATGGTGATGCTAATTCTGCTGGCAATGATCTTGCAGATGGCATCACACTACAAAGAACATGCAACCTTCATCTACACTCCAGGAGGAAAACTGGAGGAGTATAAAGGAGACGGACTCAAGGTATGGAAGTTGGAGCCCACATTGGGGGATCCGACCGAATTGGGTAGGCAGGCTAAGAAAGAGATGAATGCTATGACCTATGAAGAATTCGATAGAATGAAGTTCAGGGGAGTGGTGGCCGAAGCGTACGCAGCAGACAAACCATCAAAAGGCTATGACAAACTCAGGACACTGCTAGACATAATGGATAGACCCAAGCTGGGAACAACGGTTGATCTTTGTGCGGGCCGAGGAGGCTGGAGCCAGCTAGTCAGAGAGCTAGAGGGACCAGGTGACATCACCGCTGTCTCCCTATGGGAGAGAGGCAGAGAGGAATGGATGGCCGACCCTGCAATAAGAAGGATCAATGCCAATGTAAAGAACGTCAAGCCCTGGCGTGTAGACACACTGCTATTCGATGGGGGGGAGACCTTCAAAAGGGACCAAAACATCATGAAGGAAGAGAGCTACAACGACGCCCTGCTGGATGCTGTGGACGCATGGATGATGCAGGCAACACCTCCCACAAACTTCGTGGTAAAGATACAGGTTCCCTATACACAAAAAGCGATGAGACTCATAGAAAAGTGGCAAGTGAAGACCAAGAAGGGAAGATTGGTAAGGCTGGCAGGGGACAGGCTGTCCAACACCGTGATGTACTTCATATCGGATAGGCTGGAGACGCAGATTCGGGGAAGGATAGCCAGTTTCCTCAGAGAGCTCCGGGAGCGAAGAGTGGACAGATCCTTGACGTCTGACCCGGCCCTGCAATACGAACGCATAGTACCAGAGTGGACAGCAGAGGCTGTGATTGAGGGCTGTGCCCCACTCACACCGCTTAACATGACCAGATCTATAGCAGAGATGCATATGGAACACCCACCCTTGGGGATAACCAGATTCTTCAAAGAGCTCGGTTACAAGATCGCAAAAAAGAAGGGATCAGAAGGCACGCGAAAAAACAGGTTCGTGGGCCAGCTCATAGAGCCCCTAAGACGGGTGTTAGAACGACACCACCTCTTCGGGGCATGGCAACTCACCTCAACGACACCTCGAGCCGTGTTCAATATCTTCAGAAGCAAAGTGGACAGGGCCCCTGTGGAGCTCCACTCGCACTATCCAGGACTGAAGAAAATGTACGACATTCTCGCCAACCTCTGGTTGGAGAGGCACGGAAAGATGAAGCGACTAACCGAGGATGAAATGGCCTCGGCGATAAATAGGAGAGGTGCCATGGGTTACCAGATGGACAACAGGAACTACGGAGACCTCGGGAGTTACTGGGACTCAGGGGACTGGAGACAAGACGTCAACACGTTCAAGAGGGCTCTGCTCAGCGGAACACCGACTCACGCTGTTTACAACACCACTGCAAAGAAGGAAAAAACAAAGAATCTAACCAGGCAGGTGAACAAAGGAAGCCGCATAATCCAGTACTTGCCTGCGGACGCCCGGCTCTATGAGCTGAAAGTGCTGGGCGGGTTGCACAAGTACTTGGAGAAGAGCGGGTGGAGCGTGGCAGGACAGGGCTTGTACAAGTATGGAGATCGAGTAAAGAAGTCAATGGACGCTACCGGCGCCGCCATATCGGAAGACGTGGCGGGTTGGGACACGAAGATCTCGAAAGGATTACTCACCCTGGAGTCCCACATGTTCACTAAACTAGCGGAGGATGAAGAAATGGCGCGGGAGATCCACCACCTCTACCGACTCTACGCAGACCCACACATGGTGGTTCAGAGGGAGATTGAGGGTGAAGTTCACGACGTACTCCTTAGGGGGAGGGGGCAGGTCTCTTCCGGGAGGCAGCCCACCTATGCGGCCAACACCATTACCAATTTCATAACGACAACATATGGAATGGCTGTTACCCTTGGCATACCTGAGGCCGATTGGCCCCGATTGGTAAGGGACCTTACTGATGAGAGAGGCAACAGGCGTCTCCTGGTCTCGGGGGACGATAAGGTTCTTTTCTTGAGAGGAGATGAGGCTAGGGTCTACGCCTCATCGGCCTACCGGATAGGGAATGACATGGGATTGGTCAGAAAGGATATGGCCCTGGAGCAGGAATCTGAGATTATAGTGGACGTGAAGGAAATATCCTTCTGCTCCCATAGGTACTGGCCGGTGAAGTACGGCAATGAGACCCACTACATGCCAGTCAGGGACGTGGGAGAGATCTTCGCCAAGGCCACCATGGCCTTGGGCGTCTACAAGGATGATATGACTCAGGAGGCTTGGGCTAGAGTGCAAGGCCTGAATATGCTGGTAAACTACCACCACATTCCAGAATGCAGAATGCTGGCTCTTGCCATCCTCTCGGTAACACGGATTGGCCTAAACCTAAGGGGGATCACCAAGGGCTGGATGATGAGCACCGAGTGGCTTAGAGACGACCTAGCACCAGATACTATCCACGCTCTCATCACCGAAGGGAGAACCTCGGGATGGGACCAATTAGGTTACGTGGATTTTAAGGACAGGAAAGGCATCCTACTACGACCCGATACTAGCTACAAGAATTGGAGGAGAGACCTCCCTGAAAAAGTGCGGCAGCTCAGGGAGGACGGACAGTACAAGGATTGGTTGCAGAAGATGGCAGTGTTTGGTTAGAGGCTGATCACACCCACACAAAACACACACAAACACATTAGAGTAGGGCGCCCTGGAAAAACCAGGTTGCGGTATTAGCGCCACCGTACATGAACACAACAAAACTGAATTGGGGGAAAAAGTAAAATCTGCGGTATCTGCAGGCAGCGATTGAGGGGCGGCAAGTGCCAAAGAGGCGTCAAGTGATGCCTTGGCCCCGCTGATCTGCAAGTTACTAAAGAGGAAAAAAAAAAAAAAAAAAAAAAAAAAAAAAAAAAAAAAAAAA